TACGCAGATCACCTTATCTGCTTCGGCGATAGGGTCCGCTACGACATCGGCAGATCTGACGGTAGCACCGACATTATCCGCATCGGTATCCGGAATAAGTTCAGCTTCAGGTGCGCTGACGACAGCGATAACGGCGTCCGCTGCAGCAGCAGGCACCAGCCAGGTCCAGGGCGCACTGACCACCACGATAGCGCTAGTCTCAACCGTTGCCGGGTCTTCCTCTACCAGTGCGTCACTCACGACCGAGATAAGGCTGGCAGCTGCTGCCGCGGGGTCATCTGCCACTTCCGCTGCGCTTACCACCCAGAACACCGGCGGTCTGGGCGCGGTCTCTGACCCGACCATCGTGTCACTCACGGCGATTAGAACAGCGGAAAGCCTCAGCCGAAAACTCACGATCACACAGCTATAGGAGACGGACCGGTCTGATGAGCGAAACATCGTATCTCAATCGCGATAACACGGTTGATTTGCAGTTATTCGACAGTGGTGTGGCTGTGGATCTGACTTCGGTGACCCGGATGCTGCTCAAGCTCACCGGGCCGGCGGCGCAGACCGTGGATAGCAACGTGTCTGCGGGGGCGTTTGACTGGTCCGCCGGCAGGGGAAACTCACGATCAGCCTCGGTGGAGAGACGATTGTGCCGGGCACTTACACGGCCACGCTGATCGTCTATGACCCGACCAACGCCAGCGGCATCGTGTGGGACGAATTCACCCTGATAGTGGAGAAAATCTGATATGACACTCGCCACGACAGAACCCGGCGTGATCACCTCGGGCGACACGCTGACCTTCAAGCGCAGTCACCCGGACTATCTGCCGGCCGACGGTTGGGTGTTGTCCTACACGTTGGTGATGGCTGGTTACCAGGCAGTATTCAGCGGCACCGATAACGGCGATGGCAGTCACCTGATCAATGTGCTGACAACCGAAACGAGCAAGTGGCCACCCGGGGAATACCGCTGGCAGTACTGCGTCACCAAGGGCACCGACCGCCGCACGGTGGGCGAGGGCGTGATGCGGGTTCGCCCGGATTTCGCCAGCCTGACGGACGGTTGTGATGCCCGCAGCGCGATCAAGCAGACGCTCGATGCCCTGGAGGCCACCATCCAGCGCAAGGCGAGCAAGGATCAGTTGAGCTACACCATCGCCGGGATGACCCTACAGCGCATGCCTGCGACTGATCTGATCAAATGGCACAAGCACTATACCCGGCTGTATCAGCAGGAACTCGAAGCAGATCGCATTGCCCGAGGCCTGCCCGGCGGCAGGATCACGCGCGTGAGGTTGCCCGCATGAGCCTGTTGATCAATGCAGCGCAGCGGGTGGTCAACGCGGTTTGGTCGGCCACCCATCGCAGCCGCCCGGAGACCAGGGCTCGCGTGATGAAACGTTCATTCAACGGGGCCAAGATCACCAATCTCGCGTCAGGGTGGGCAACGACGCCAAAGCCCATCGATGTGGATATCCGCAACGGACTGCAGCGATTGCGCGCACGGGCGCGCCATGAGGCGGAGAACAACGACCATGTGCGCTCATTCCTGCGGCTATCGAAAACCAACATCGTCGGCCATCACGGCATCATCCTGCAGGCCCGGGTTAAGGACCCGGACGGCACGCAGGATGTGCTGGCCAACCAGTCCATAGAGGCCGCCTGGTCGAACTGGGGGCGGCGGGGCAGCGCGGACGTGACCGGCCTGCTCAGCTGGAAAATGATCCAGCGCCTGTTTATCGAGACACTGATGCGCGACGGCGAGGTGTTGATTCGCAAGATACTGGACAAGCGATTCAATAAATATGAATTCGCGCTGCAGTTCATCGACGTGGATTTGCTGGATGTCGATCTCAACATCGACCTGCCCAACGGTAACAGCATCCGCATGGGGGTTGAAATGGATCAGTATCGCCGCCCGGTTCGGTACCATCTGGGTAAGGGTGCAGGTAGAGGACATGAAGTGATACCGGCGAATCAGATTTACCATGCCTTCCTGCCGGAATGGGTCTGGCAGACGCGTGGCATACCGCCCACGGCCACCGCGCTGCTGCGGCTCAACATGCTCTCCGGATATGAAGAGGCCGAGCTGGTGGCTGCCCGGGTGGCTGCTGCAAAGATGGGGTTTTTCGAGGAGCGTGACGACGACGCTATCGATCGCAACAACCCGGTGATGGGTGCCGGTGAGCGCAACGACCAGGGCGAATTTGTGACCGACGCTGAGGCCGGGTCGTTTGAGGTGCTGCCCTCCGGGTACACGTTCAAGCCCTGGGATCCGCAGCACCCCAACACCGCCTACGGGCAGTTTACCCGGGACATGCTGCGGGGCATCGCCAGCGGCCTGGGCGTGAACTATAACGCCTATGCCAACGACTATGAGAAAGTGAATTTCTCATCGCTTCGCCAGGGTGCGCTGAATGAGCGTGATGTCTGGATGATGATGCAGGACTGGATGATCGAGGCGTTTTGCGATCCGGTCTATCGGGACTGGCTGAAATTTGCACTCACGCGGCAAGTCATTACTGTCATGGGCAAGCCCCTAAAGGATACGCGATTCGATAAATATACACAGATCGCCTGGCAGCCTCGGCGCTGGCAGTGGGTGGACCCGCAGAAAGAGATGAATGCTCATGATCTCGCTATCCGGCTGAAGGTGCGCAGCCCACAACAGGTGATCTGGGAACAGGGAGGTGACCCTGAAACCGTGCTCGATGAATGGTCCCAGTGGGACCAAATGCTAAAAGATAGGAACCTTACCATGGAACCCGCCACACAGGCGGGTTCTTCAATTCAGGGGGACGGAAATGCCACACAAAATCAGCAATAAACGCATCGAATCAATCAGGTCCAAACCCTTAGCGCTGACAGCGACATTCGACCGCGCTGGCATCAATCAGGATGCGCGCACCGTGCCGCTGGCATTCTCCAGCGAACAGCCGGTGGAGCAATGGTTTGGCATGGAGATTCTGGATCACTCACCGGGGAGCGTCAGGCTGGGCCGCCTGAGCGACGGTGGGCCGATCCTGATGGACCACGACAGAAGGGATCACGTCGGTGTCGTGGAATCCGTATCCATCGATCAGGACCGCCGGGGGCGGTTGATTGCGCGCTTTGGTAAGGGCGCAAGAGCGACGGAGATTTTCAACGACGTGGTAGACGGCATCCGGCAGAAAGTGTCCGTGGGCTACTGGATCTACGATCTCATCCTCGAAAAACCGGGGGTGGATGGTGGTGCAGATACCTATCGGGTCACCGACTGGGAGCCGTATGAGGTGAGCCTGTTATCAGTGCCGGCAGACAACCAGGTGGGCGTCAACCGGTCTGCGAGCGCACCCGACGCAGCCAACAATACACCATTAAACCAAGAGGAAAGGACAATGCCTGACACCAGACCCAACACACCCCCAGCCACGCCCCCGGCGGAACCTCAGCAGCGCAGTGCACCGCCTGCAGCGCCTCAGCCGACAGTGGATGTGCAACAGATCGAAACCGCCGCCCGGGCTGCTGAGCAGCAGCGCGTCAAGGATATTCTGAAAATCGGAGAACTCCACGACGTTGCAGAATTGTCGCGACAGTTCATCGATAACGGTCAATCTGTTGACAATTTCCGCGCAGCGGTTTTGGAGCGGAAATCGAATGAAAGCCAGTCCGTACAGACGCCGGTGACCGTGGACATGTCCGAGCGTGACCATCAGCGGTTCTCTATCGTCCGCGCCCTGCGCGCCTCGATGACCGGTGACTGGAAAGGCGCGGGTTTTGAGCGCGAGGTGTCGGACGCCATCGCCAAGCAGCTAAACCGCAGCACCGACGGCGTATTCGTGCCCACCTCCCTGCGGACACCGCCCGAGATAATGCAGCGCGCGCCGCTGGTGGCGGGGACGCCGGCCGCAGGTGGTTACACCGTACCGACCGACACCCTGGGCCTGATCGACATCCTGCGCAACCGGATGCTCGTCAAGCAAATGGGGGCCACTGTGCTCTCCGGACTGGACGGTGATCTGTCCTTCCCGAGGCAGAACGGCACCACCGTCCTGTATTGGGTGGGCGAGAACCCCGGCGCAGACGTGACCGAAAGCGAGGCCTCGTTTGATCAGGTGCAAATGACACCCAAAACCGCGCAGGCCACCACGGCCTATGGCCGCCAGCTGCTGGCGCAAAGCTCCCTGGATGTGGAGTCGTTCGTGCGTAACGACCTGATCCAGATCAATGCGCTGGGTCTGGACCAGGCGGCCATCAACGGTTCCGGTGCGGCCAACCAGCCACTGGGCATCCTCAATACCACAGGCATCGGTGCCGTGGCCGGGGGTACCAATGGCGCGGCGCCAACCTGGGCCAATATCGTCGATCTGGAAACGCTGATCGCTGATGCCAACGCGGATGTGGGTAACATCGGCTATCTCACCAACAGCAAGGTACGCGGCAAACTCAAAACCACTGAGAAGGCCGCCAACACCGCGCAATTTATCTGGGGAGACAATGCCGCAGAGGCCGGGTTTGGTCTGGTCAACGGCTATCGCGCCGGGGTCTCCAACCAGGTGCCCAAGACACTGACCAAAGGCACGGGCAGCAACCTCAGCGCCATCATCTTCGGCAACTGGGCCGATCTGATGATTGGCGAATGGGGCGTCATCGAGTTGATCGTTGACCCCTATGCGCTCAAGAAGCAGGGCCTGATCGAGGTGACCAGCATCATGATGGTGGATGTGGTTGTGCGTCACGCGCAGTCATTCGCTGCCATGCAGGACGCGATCACCGTCTAAAAAACAAACCATATCCCCAGCATTCAACGGGGCTTCGGCCCCGTTTCTTTTTGGGCCTGTAAGAGGAGATCGAAATGCACATTAAAGTTTTGGAAAACACCATCGCCAGCGGAAGAAGCCTGTTCGTTGATGGCGTCTATGACGTGAGCGAGGCTGACGCCCGGCAGCTCATCAACCTCGGCCGTGCCGAGGCGTTTGCGGGCGACCCGGCCAATCCTGAAGGGAAGGACGATGATCCCAAAGGCGACCCGGCCAAGGGGAAGGATGGCGGCCCGAAGGCCAGCGGGAAATAAGCTATGCCTGGTGGGCTGCTGGATGTGAAGCTGGACGTGCGCGAAGTCGAGCGCATGCTGGGCGCCGCAGCCCATCAGGTGATGCCCCGAGCAACCACCAGCGCGTTGAACAAGGTGGCGCGCAGCGCCCAGTCACTGGCCGTCAAGGTGATCGCCAAAGATATCGGCATTACCCAGAAAACGGTGCGCGAGCACCTGGTCATACACAAGGCAAATTTCCGCAACCTGTTTAGCAGCGTTGAACCGCGCAGCGGTAAGCGCGTGCCATTGACACGACTGAAGCCGAGGCAAACCCGCAAAGGAGTGACTTACAGAAGTCGTGGAAAACGCAAACTGGTGCCCGGTGCATTTATCGCCACGATGCCGAGCGGTGGGCGCATCGTCGTTAAACGCCGGGGCAGGGCCAGGCTGCCTATTGATGAGCCAAAAGGTGTGTCTATCAACCATGTGTTCATTAAAGAGCGTATCCACCGCGCATTATTGCAGGTCGCAAAAGAGCGCTGGAACAAAGTATTTCCGCAGGAAGTCCGGCATTTCCTGCGAAAATATAAGGGTTGATCCATGTCATTTGAAATCGACATCACAGAGTTTTTTGACCCGCGTGATGGCTTTGCGGACGCCGCCGTCTATGACGCCCTGCCAATTAAAAAAACCATACAGATCATATTCACCACGGTATTTTATCAAGGCGCGGGCGTTGAGACCTCGGCACCCGCCGCTGTGTGTATGAGCAGCGATGTGGTCGGGGTGGCGCATGGGCACAAGCTGACCATTAACGATGTGGTCTATAGCGTGGTCGGAATCGATCCAGATGACAAAGACCTGACCACCACATTAACCCTGAGTAAGCCCTGATGGCACTGCATAAGGCGGAACAGATCCTGGCGGCCGTGGTCGCCACGCTCACCGGGCTCGCAACCACCGGCAGTAATGTCACGCGCGGGCGCGTCTACGACATCGAGGAAAGAAAGTTGCCCCATCTGTCCGTCTATCGTGGCGCCAATGCCCCGGTTGCCGACGGAGATCAAAACATCGCGTTCTCAGACTGGCGGCTGGATGTGCGCGTGGAGGCCACAGTCAAGAGCGCGGCCGCTCAGGTGGATACCGTGCTGGCACAGATCGACACGGAAGTGACGAAAGCGCTCAAGGCGGACATCACCCAGGGCCTTGGTTTCGTATGGGATACCCGCGAGGGCGGGTCGCTGGAGCCAAATCTGGACGGCGGGGGTGATCAGGTGATCGGCGCCATGACGATGAATTTCAGCATCCTGTATCAGCGCGCCATCAATGATCCTAGCCAATAGGAGGTACCGCATGAGTAACCCATTAGCGGTCAAAGATCGCAAAAAGATCGAAACGAGGAACGGGGGCCTGACCGTCACCGGCGAGAACCAACCAACCAAGGAGAAAACCAATGTCGCTACTGACAAGCCGCGAAGTTCTGCTCATAAAGACTGAGGGCACCTATAACGTTGACGCCAACCCGACGGCAGCCAGCGATGCCGTGCTGGTGGAGAATCTGGCGTGGGCGCATGAAGGGCTGAGAATGAACGAACAGCCCGCCGTTCGCCCGAGCCTGGCAGCACTCAAGCAGCTGTTCGGCGGTACACTGATGACCGTGACGTTCGACATTGCGCCCAAAGGCGCTGGGGCGGCCTACAGCGCATCAGTCCGCCCGGAGAGCGATGCCGTATTGCGCGCCTGCGGACTGGCCGCCGTGGTCGATGCCACCCCTGGCGCCGAGAAAGTGACCTATACGCCAGCCAGCACCGGGCAGGAATCCGTGACCGCCTATTACTATCAGGACGGCACTTTGTTCAAACTCACCGGCTGCCGTGGCAATATCAACGGCAATTTCGAGACCGGGAAACAAGGCTTGATCAGCGTCACGCTCACCGGTCATGTCAGCACGCCGACGGATGCAGCCTTACCTGCGCCCACACTCGACGCTACGGTGCCACAGGCTATTGTCGGCAGCGCATTCAGTGTGGGAGGCTTTGGCGCGGTGATCAACGCGCTGTCATTCGACCTGGGCGGCAAGCTCAGCACACCGCCTGACAGCTCAGCGGCTGATGGCTTCGGAGAGGTCACCCTGACCGGGCGAGACGTAAACGGTAGCATGGATCCGCAAGCTGTCTCGGTTGCGACGCATCCGTTTATTGCCAATCTGCGCGGCGGTACAGAAATGGCGCTTAACTTCGGCCCGATTGGCGCGGTGCAGTACAACAAATACACCATCGCCATGCCAAAAATCTATTACCGCGATGTGTCACCAGACGACCGTGACGGGATTCGTGCCTACAGCGTGCCCTATGGCGCGGTTGAGAGCACGACGGATGACGAGATTTCAATCGTATTCAGCTAAAAGGAAGAAGGATGGCTATTAAAACGATCGTGGGGATCACGCCCTATTGGTATACCCCTGATGAGGAAAAAGAGGAAAGCAATCCCGCCAGATTCAGGCTGGTACCACTGAACAGCGAACAGCTCGACCAAGCCATGGAGGGCGCGAAGATCGAAGGAGACGGTCTTTTGAGATTAACGCCCAACGGGATCCGTGCGGCGTTGGCGGCAGGCATCAGCGAATGGGAGAACGTGGCGTCTGACGAGGGCGCTTTGCCCTGTATCCAGGCCAATCATAAATACCTGCCCTGGGTGCTGCGTATGTCGCTGGCATCAGAGATCGTCAATAGCGCGATGTTGCGTGAGGGCGACCTAAAAAACTGACGATCGCAGTCACCGTCTATGAGCACAGTAAGGACTTTGACTGCGATCACTGCAAGTGGGGGCGTCATTGCGATGAACGTAACCCCGCGCCCTTCGAGAAGTGGAATATTACTGGCGTCGGCGGACTGAAAACATGTCCACTGCCAATGGTGACAAGTCGCTCGGCAGATATGATCACACTCTACAAACACTACACTAATGGTCTGTTGCCGAAGGCTGGCGGCATTCTTGATCAGCCTGCGCTATACATCGACATCATGAATCTAATCGAAAATATCAGGGGGAATCATGCCAGGAGCTGATGGGCGATTCACCATCTCCGCCACCGATAAAACAAAAGCGGCATTCAGGTCGGTAAACAAGCGCCTGAAGAACCTGACGTCCTCCGTTTTTGATTTCCGCGGGGCCATCGCCGGGACGATCGGAACCGTCGGTCTGGGCGCATTGGTAAAGCAATCTATCGATGCCGGCGCGAAGATACATGACCTGAGCATCCGGCTGAACGCCTCTACCGAGGCACTTTCTCAATACAAACATGTGGCGGAGGTCACGGGCGTTTCCTTTGAAACACTGACCCTGGGCCTGCAACGGATGACCCGGCGTATATCCGAGGCTGCACAGGGCACTGGTGAAGCGGTGGGCGCGCTTAAAGAGCTGGGCCTGACCGCAGAGGATCTAAACAACCTGAAGCCCGAGCAACAATTCGAGCGCATCGCCGACAGAATCAACAGCATGACCAATGAGGCCGACAAGGTCCGGGTTGCGATGAAGCTGTTTGACACGGATGGCGTGGCGCTGATCCAGACCATGAAGGGCGGATCGGCGGCGATCCGAGGGCTCAGGGATGAAGCCGATAGTCTGGGTGCTACACTGAGCGGAGCGCAAGGGCAGAAGCTGAAAGATGCTCAGGTAGCGACAGAGCACATGAAAACGGCCATGAACGGGTTGGCCGTAGAGCTCGCCGTGAATGTCAGCCCGGCATTAACGGGATTCTTTGGCCTTATTTCCAGGAATATCAGGCCGGCTATCGCAGGATTCAAGGACTTGCGCCTTGAATTGATCAATATGTCCATCCCTCTTCAGGAGATTCTTCTGGCTCGTGACAAGTTGGATCAGTCTGCCGCTGATTTCGTTGGCCCGAAAATGGCGCAAATCCTCTCAGGAGGCCAGTTCGATAAAGATCGCGTGCGGCAACGTGAGGAGTTTCTTAACCACCTAAAAACAGAGCGCGACCTGCTTGTTAGGGATATCGCGGACCTGAACAGTCAGCCGCTTGTGATCCCGATTACTGGGGGCGCTGAGGGAGCGGCTGGGGGTGGCGGTGGTCGTGAATTGGATGCCAAGAAACAAAAGGCGCTGGCCAGTTTTCTCCAGCTCCAGCAATCCACGCTGTCAGAAGAAACTTTGCTGGCCGAGTCTTTTGCGCGGCGGGCAGAGATTATCCAGAACGCGCAGGACGAAAACCTGATCAATGGAGAGCTTGCGAATGGATTGATTCTAGCCCAGCAGGGCGAGTTGATGAACGGCATTGCTGAAATACAGCAAAAAGGGCTGAACGATTCTCAGCGAATGTGGCAATCGAGTTGGCAAGGCAAGGCGAAAATCCTTGGTGGCGTCATGGATAGCATCAGCCAGCTGATGATGACTGGCGGAAAAAAACAGTTTGAAATAGGCAAAAAACTCGCGCTTGCCAATGCCGTCGTCTCCATGGCGGCATCTATTAACAACGCCAGATCTGTCCCACCCTATCCGCTGGGTGTCGCATTGGCAGTACAAGCCGCCGCTGCCGGGCTTGTCCAGATCAAGGCTATACAAAGCCAGAAATTCGGCGGCGGCGCGAGTAGTTCAAGCGGTAGCTCTGGAACGGGCGCTTCTCCGGTCTTCCAGGCCAACCCGGTTACCGGTCTGCCGTCGCAGGGAAACCAACAGCAGAATAGCGCCCCATCGACTGTTCAGATCATCTTTCAGGGTGATGTCAATGGTTGGGATAATTTCATCCAGGAAAAAGTAATCGACGGCATCAAGGATGCCGTGGACAACCGTGATGTGGTGCTGATCTCCCCAGGCTCACGCAACGCGCTGGATCTGACACCATAATGGCCGCCATCACCTACACCGCAAAACGCGCCATTGTCCCGCTCAGCCCGCCATGGTTGATCACAGCCACGGACATTTCCGCAGCGACGGCAGATGATTCGTTCAATAGCAGCGCCACCGTGCTCACGGGACTTGTGTCCGGTAATTTTATCGATGTGAGTGGGTTTTCAAATGCTGCCAATAACGGTTGGCATCAGCTTGCTGCAAATTCCGCCACCAACAAAATCACGGTGCTGGAAAACCTGGTGGCCGAAGCGGCCGGCAGCACCATTGTGATGACCGGTTATGAGCACGGGTCCGAGCAAATCTATAGTCTGGAAAAGGGCGCGGCCGTGGATTTTGAACGGCGCCCGGTGAGTAACAGCCAGACCTCCCTGGGTGGCACGTCAGAGACCCTGCTGGATCGAACCGATATCATCTGGACCATCCAGACCGTATTGCTGACGCAATCTGAGCTGAAATACTGGACAGAATTTCTGGCCTCCGTTGAGTCCGGCGAAGCCTTCACGCTTGACCCTTATGGCACCATCGCTTTGCCTGATAATCCTGTGCAGGTTGAGTTGGCAAAAAAGAATAGTAGCTATAAGCCCGACCGTGTCGGCCCCATGCATTATCAGATCAAGTTCCAGGCTCGCCAGCTCTAATGCGCTTCTATAACACCACCTTCGCCGCCAGCAACATCGCCACCAGCAAAGAGCCGCGCTACGTTGTGGAGTTGTCCTTCGACCTGGCTAACACCGACCTGCATTATTTCACTTCGCACACCGATGCCGCCTTGCCCGCGGGCGCCACTGCCACGAAAGATGTCATTTCAGGCATCAGCAGCACCTCGCAACGGCTCGACCCCATCAAGGGGCGCGCCACCATCGGCTCACTCAGCGTCAAAGTGGCGGACAAAGCCGCAGCCATCACCAGCGCCATCAGCACCAAGTTGTCTACAGGTTCCGGGATGCGCGGCAAGCGCCTGCGGGTTTATGTGGGGTTTGCCGGGGATGTCTGGGCGGATTATGAGCTGGTACAGACCCAGATCGTCGATACCGTGGCATTCAGCCGTGGCGGTTATAACATCCGCTGCTCGGATGTCCAGCGCTCTGCGCGGGAAAAGATCTTTGATCCCGCCAAGACCAACCTCACCGCGACGATTGACGAGGCCGCCACCACGTTGCCGGTACTGGATACCACGGGATTCGAGATGCTGGCCCACGGCACCAGCTATACCGACGCGCCCAATGCCACGGTGGGCTACATCAAAATCGATAAGGAGTTCATCCGCTACACCGGCACCACCGCCACTTCGTTCACCGGCTGCACCCGGGGTGTGCTGAACACTAAAGCCGTCGCGCATGAGGTTGACCCGAATGCGGACAATGACCGCAAGCCCAAGATCGAGGAACTGGTCTACCTGGAGATGCCGGCGGTCAAACTGGCCTACGCCATCCTCACCGGCAGTCTCTACAATCAGCCTGGGAAGACCCTGCCCAGCAAGTGGCATCTGAACATCGACGCACAATATGTTGCCACCAGCGATTTCGTCGGCATCGGCACGGATTGGTGGGACCCCAATGACGATACCTCCGGTGTGGTGCTGCGCTTCGTCCGCGAGAAAAAGCAGGACGCCAAAAAATTCATCGAGACTCAGTTAAACGCCGTTTTGGGGGCCTTCAATCCGATCTATAGTGACGGCCAGCTGGGCCTCAAACGCATGACCCGCGTGATCTCGGACGCCGCCTACAGCCGCCAGCTAGATGAAAGCAATGTGGTCTCGGTGAGCGCGCTTACCCACGACATGAAATCGGTCCACAATCAGATCCAGATCGACTGGAACTGGGACGCTGTCGAGAAAAAGAACACCCGCAGCAGCCTGCTGGTGGACGCCACCAGTATCAGCAGGCACGGCGCGGCGCCGCCGCTGACCCTCAAAATGCGTGGTCTGCACGGCAGCCGCCACACGGAGAAAACCCTGGCCCAGCGCTTCGATTCCCTGCGCAGCCGCCACGCCGGGCCACCGCTGCGCATCACCGTCAATGCGCTCCCCAGCCAGAACGACATCGAGGTCGGCGATATCGTGCGCATGAAGTTGGGCAACGTGCGCGATTTTACTGATAACATCACCAGTCTCGATCGCGCATTCGAGGTCCAGGGCGTCAATACCAACTGGATCAATGGTCAGGTGCGTCTGACGTTGTTTGGTTCGGCGGAAAAAGCCGACGCCCTGCCAGCCACGCCCATCAGTGCGGTACTCAATGCCGCATTCTATACCTCCGCAGGCACCGAGATTCAGGGCTACCTGAACACCAATTTCCCTGGCGCATTCACTGTGACTGGCGGCGTCGGTCACATTCAGTCAAATGTGACGCTGCCGGGTACCACCGATATGAATGCTGCCGGGTCGATCTATTATTACAACGGACCGCTGCAGGTCGACAACGGCGCGGTGGTCACGATTTCCGGCAATGTGCAGTTGCGGGCCGCCGGGCAGCTGCAGATTAACGGCTCGATCTCGGGGATAGGTGGCGGCATCGCCGGGGTGTCTACTGATCAGACACCGGGCACACCGGGCTTTATCGGCACGACGCTGGCGGACGGTGGCATTACGATCAAAGAAAACGGACATGCCTATAACAGCCTGCCTGCCACACCCGCCATTGGTGCGCACCAGTCATTTCCGGATCTGACGATCGATTATGACGGGACCAGCCTAAGCGGCATCCCTGCAGACCTGCGCGGCACCTCCGGTGGAACGGGGCTGGACATTATCAACGGTGCGTTAGGATACACCATCGACGCAATCGGCGGCATAGGCGGAGCCAGCGGCGCGGGCTTGGTAATTATCTCACGAGGCGCGAGCTTCGGCGTCAATGGCGCCATTGATCTCACTGGGGGAGACGGTCTGCCAGGCGCCTATGCGTCCGGGGTTGGGATGTATGCAGGGTCTGGTGCCGGTGGCGCGCCGGGCGGATTGCTGTTTTTATTGGATGGAGCATCCGCGCCGATCCCATCCAACAAGCTCGTGGCCAAGCAGGGCATCACGCCGCTGTTGGGCAACGTGGTGCCCGCAGTGCACCGCCACCAGTTTGATGGCTACATGCACAGCTTTTTCATCGGCATCAGCGGCACAGATCAATCACAGAGCAATTTTCATTATCAATTTATTCCGGAAAACCAGATTCCCCAGGCGGATGTGCCGGTGGAAACCTCCAAACCCACGGCCATCAATATCGCGCCGTTCATCAATAAGCCGCAGACGCCCTCAGAGAACCTCACCACCCTGGAGGTCACCGTCACGCCGCCCACGGACGGCAACTATGCCTATAGCAATATCTACTATCGCCTGGTGGGCCAGACCGCCTATATCCCCGCCGGCCCCACCAGTCCGGAGGCCGTCATCGTGGTGCCGATGGACGGGGCGAGCTACGACATCATCGCCCGACCGGTATCGATATTCGATGTGGAATCACAGGATTTCACCGCCACCACCTACACCGTGGCCGCCACGCCAGGCGGCGTCATCATGGGTGCAGGTAACTACATCCGCACCAGCGCTACCACCGGCCAGGGCACCAATGGTCAGGGCGTCGAGGTCACCGATTTAGGCCTCAAGGCGTTCGACGCCGCAGGCAATGCCAAGGTCATCATCGATGCCGCCACCGGCCTGATCACCGCCGTGGACGGCACATTCAGCGGCACCATCACCGCCACCGCCGGCGCCATCGGTGGCTGGGCGGTCACCGCCAACAGTATCGTCAGCGGTAATGTAACCCTCGATGCCGCCAACAACCGCATCCAGGTTGGACCAGATGCGAGCACCTACGTGCGCATGGATGCCGCAGGCCTCACCGGCGTCGATGCCATCCTCGGCACAACGTTCCACGTCCCCACAGATGGATCCCAACCGTCATTTTCCAGCGGCATCATAGAGCTCAAAGAGTTTGTCGTCGGAAAAGCCGGGGTCATCAGGACTAGCCAGACAGTAGGAGACGGCAGCCCCAGCAGCCAGGGCGTTTTGATCAACGACACGGGGATCAAATCATTCGGTGCAAATAGCGCAACGCCCAGCTTTCACCTCGATGCTGCCACCGGCGCTGTGACCATTGGCAATTGGGGCACAGACATCAGCGGCACAGGCGTGCCAGCAGCAGGCGCAGACGTTACGGCAGCTAACACCGCCGCCGCTATTGCAGGTCAGGGTGCACTTGCAACGGCGAGTGCTGCGGACTGGGCTACGCAGGTAGCTGGAGCCGGGAAGCCCGCTGATAATGCAGACGTCACGGCAGCAAACACAGCCGCCGCCATAGCCGGGCAAGGCGCACTCGCAACGGCGAGCGCTGCGGACTGGGCGACGCAGGTAGCTGGAGCCGGGAAGCCCGCTGATAATGCTGACGTCACGGCAGCAAACACAG